TTTGATACAGCGGGGAACTGTACCGTGAATGTTGCAGTTGAAGTCTTATCTGCGCCAAAATCAAGTACGCAAACTGCGGGGTTTCCGCCGCCACTTTGGTAAATCAAAGCGCCACGAGAAGTTAATGCCGAAGTCCAAGCCGCGTTGTCAAATGAGATATAAGCGGTGCTGCCTGAGTTTCCTACCGTGGGAGCCTGCGCAATCGTGAGTGCCAATCCACCAGCCACGTACCCAGAAGCCACAACCTCGCCCGTAGCCGTATAAGCCGTGGTAGAGGCATCAAGTGTGGCGTCATTGGTGTAGAGTGCAATATAGAACGTCCCTGAAGTAAAGTTGAACGTGCCGTTCATCAGCCCAGTCTTAAAGACATTGCAGGAAAAGTTGCCGGTAAACGCCATCAGGTCACCGCCTGTCTATACTGACCAGAACGATAAGCGTCTTGACGCTCCATACCATCACCCAAACGCTTAGCCAACGCAAGAGCTTCCACAAACTTCTGGTTGTACAACGTCATCATGTCAGCTTCACCCTTCATGTAGGTATAAGCCTCAAGCAACGAGCCATACAATAACACCGTGTCAAAGTTGTCCCCCAGCCATGACCGTCCATCAGAGTTAGTTACAGTACTAATTAACACTGAAAAGCCAGAACCTGTCCCGCCAATATTCGCAGCGGCGGCAGATAAAGACCCGCCAGCCGTATAGTTCAAACCGCCATTTGTAATAGTTACTGCTGTTACCGCGCCGCCAGAAACAGTAATCGTTGCCAGCGCCCCGCTACCTGTGCCGCCAGTTAAAGGTACATTAAAATAAGTACCCGCCGTATATGCGCTGCCGCCAGTAATTGCGCCAAGGGTATCTACAGGGCTTTGCACAATTGACTCGGGGTAGTGATAATAGTGCAGCTCAACGCCGTAACTTGCATCGGCGGTTGGGCCAATAATGAATGAGAGTTCGTCGTAAATTACAGTATTTAATACCGTGGGGCCAAACAGTGCGTAATACGTTGGCTCCCCCTTATCGCTAGGAGATGGATATGCCTGACGAATAAAGTTGACATCTTTGTTCAACAAGTATTTGTATTCCCCTGATGGCAATATCACAGCCATAGAGTACACGGCTAAGAAGTCAAGGGGGCAGTCCAAATACTTTGTGTTTATCGCAACAGTACTTGTCACGTTCTTACGAATTGAGGGGAACTGCAACGAGTTATAAATACGTTGCTCAGCCTGTTCCACAAAGACAGGAATCTCCGCCACGAAGCTAGTCTCCGTGTTCTCTGTATACGCTTGAATAGCGTTACTGAGTTCGGTGTAATTCATGCCATCGGGCCCCTAGACATAACGCCTTTGGTAGCGCAGCCAGTACCACGCATTTTGATACCAGTTGTTTTGATAGGTTCATTACCAGCAGATTTACTAATTGCACCAATGCTTACATCAAGCGTATCAAGCTTGCTGCTGCTTGGCTCTTTGCCGTTTGAAGTAGCTTTCATTGCCTTGCCGTCCATTGTGTGGGGCTCAGCATAGACGTTGGCAGGGCCAACCTCTTTACCACCTTGTTTCATACTGAATTTAGCCATTAGCCGCTCCTTTGATTGTTTGCCCGTGCCATATTACGACCAACAGCTTTCATCTGGTCAGTGGTCACACCGCCCTTAGCATACTTAGTTGGTTTCATGCCTTGGTGCATACGTTTCTCATGCTTACTTACTTCTTTGCCTGCAATTTGTTTTACCCGTTTTGTGTCCATTACTGACTCCTTATGTCGTTGCTACCGTTACTGTACCAAGTTCTACAGCTAAAACCAAGTTATTCGGGGTTAAAACCGCATCAAAACTAGCTGAACCACCGACTGGATTCCACCCCCACTGAAATATCCGACTACCGCCTCCGTTGTACCCATCAACTAGATCACCAGAAACTTGATAGCTTGTATCCGGCCTTGGCTCACGCACCGCCTGAGGATCATTGACTGGATACATACCCAACTGAAGCTGCGGCTGATCTGGATCCCAGCAGGACTGGCAGACTTTGATGTTGTATATCTTGGTCTTAAGAACCTGCTTACGCAACTCCTGTAACTTGTACCGCTGCCCACACCTATCGCATTCGGCAATTGAATATTTACCTGAGGCAAATCTATTTGGCATAGCTCACCTCAGTAGAACAACTGCCTTGGGACGAACCGATCTGGAGCTTTCTCACGATCTTCTTGGGATGCCAACAGCCACTGCTGCTCGTACTCGCCCTTTAGAAATACCACACGATCTGGTGAAACATCAGGCCGTTTAGAGCCAATGTAAAACGCCAAACCAGCCACCATACAAGGAATTAGACGGAAAGGAATGTCTTGCACGTTTACACCACTGCCAGCATCATGAAGTCTACGCAGTCTCCAATACACAAAAGTGTAGGCTCCGCCAGCATTGGGGGTAGGCCAGACATTGATACATGGCAGGTTCTGGGCATATATTGCCGCGCCAGTCGTATGCGCCGCCGCTGTAGTGTAGTTCTGCCCACGGGTGCAATTTATCAGGCTATTACCATCCACGTTGGTGTAGCCAATCGTCTCGGAGTCAATCTTTATAAACCCTGTAGTGGTTAACGCCGACGCATTGCTAACCACAATGGTTGTCGCAGTGCTGGTAATCGTGCCATTTAAAGTAACCGAAGTTAAATTTGTCTGCGCCGTTTGACGGTTAATCCATACCTGAATTGGTCGACCAGTCGTAAGTTTGTTTGGGATAGTCGAGTAGGTAGGCTCAGAGATACGGGAGATATTAATGTCTGTCTGGTTTGATGCCGAGCCATTATTTTGGCGGATAACATGGTCAAGCAAGTCGATCGTGTCTTCTGGAAGCGGGTACACCGCCTGTCCAGTAACCATGGTAATTGCGCCTTCTTCAACAGTCCACAAATTGATACCACGGTTCGCCCACTCAATGGTGAGCAGATTCAGCGAACGGCGTGCCGTACGAAACTCATAGCCAGTACGAACCTCTAGACCCGCCCGCTCATACGCTTCCTCGATCATCTCATTGAGATCAAGGTTAAACGAGTTGGAAGAGGATACGTAAGCCATTATCTAAATCCTGCTGTTTTCTTTGCTATGCCTTTTGGCTGCGCTACGAATTGTTTTCCGGCTTTTTTGCCAGCGCGTTTCGCACGCGTTGTCGCAGCGTACTCAGCAGGGCTAAGACTTTTGATCGCAGCTTTTGGAAGGTATCGCTCACCTGTGTCAGAAGATTTTTTACCACTTTTAGTTGTCCAATCTTGTTTGCCCCAGTCCTTTAAAGACTGTTGCGGTTTAGCCAACCCACCACCTGCCATCTTCTTACTTGCGCAATGCGCCTTTTCTGAAAACCCTTTTGGGCTATCACAGTTAATAGACGCTTTGCGCTTGTCAGACCATTTAGTCACGATACCCACCGCCAGCAGCCTTGTACCGTTTAGCCATGACCTGCGCTTTTCTCGCGCTCCACTGGCCTGCGCCTGTACCAACGATTGCCGCAGCTTTGACGCTGTTAAAGATACGTTTGCGTAACTCAGGCTTGGTGTAATTACCAGCCTCGTTCACTTTGGATTTTGTTTCTCCGCCCTCTTTATAAGAGGCTGTCTTAGCTGCGTTGGCAAAGTCATTTTTCTTTGGAGCGCCCGACGAGCCCGCGCTGCGCATCTTTTCGCCAGAGCCTGCGGCTATCCGTTTTTTCTTGGCTGCAATGTTGGCGTACAAACCGCCCCCCGCATATGTCTCCACATCTTGTGGATCATCAGTACGTTTAATGGTTTTGCCCTTGGGCATCTTAGAAGGACTAATAGCGCCCATACCACGAGAAGACATCATTTTTTATCACCTTTAACTTTTTTGGCTAAAAACAATTTATCAACCATTTCAATCCGTTGAGGCTTGGTTGTGACTTTGTTAATAATACCCAGCCGCTTGGGCTTGCTTGCGCCGTAAAACCCAGCTTTTTTTAGAGACTTAGCTACGCTGCTATTGGGTTTTACGGTTGCCATATCAGCACATCTTTCCGCCAGACTTCATGGCGATTATCTTGCCTTTGGTTTTGCCTTTAGAAGCAACACCGTCAGCAGCTTTATGACCCGCAGCTAAACCGCCAGAAGCCATCTTCTTCATAGCAGAGTTTTTCATCATCTTGCCATCAGGCATCTTGTGCATTGCGCCAGTCATGCCGCCTTTTTTCATTGCGCCCTTACCGTCACCGATAAAAGCGGGTTTACCGTCTTTCATAGGCATACCGCCACCAGCCATTTTCATAGCAGATTTCTTTTTAGCCATTATTGCCATCATTCCGGGATTCATTTTGGAAGCCATATCATCACCTCTTTTAAAAGTTTTGCCTTTGTCGGCGGTTGAAAATTCTTTGCCCACAGACTGCGGGACTCCGGCTTTCTTAGCAAACGCTGGATTGTGGGCCACCGCTTCCATGAAATTGTGTTGCTTTGCACTACTACTCGGCACTATCGTCTTTCTTGCGGCCCAAAAGCTTCTTTACGGTTTCAGTTTCATAGATGCGAATAACCATCCACACGATGGTCAATATTCCACCAACAAGCGCTACGACGGGAGTCATCCATCCTAAGAAACCGCCAAGGCCCATTACTACAGCCGCGCCATCAGTCATTGATTTTATGTCGTTGTTCATGTTTACCTCAACATTTCCATCTTGCTAAAGAAGCCGCCTTGCGGGTGGGCTTACCTTTTTCATCTTTCATCGGGCCGGGCATACCAGACATACGAGCGCAAAATGACTTCTTACGTGCGCCGCCTTGTGGTTGCGGAGCCTTCAAGTTGCTGCCTGTTGCTGCGTTGTACTTGGCACGGCCTTTGGCAGTCAAACCAGCCCCCTTGGAGATTGGCAATTTCTCGCCTCTTCCAACTGATAGGACGGGGCCT